TATTTGACAGAAGCTACAGTAGAACTTGCTAAAGAGCGAGGAGCTTGCTTACATTCAGAAAAAACACGATACGGACAAGGAACATTCCCGTGGGAACTGAGAGCTACCGGAGTAAACGAACTTACAAACTTTGCCCCGGAGCTTGATTGGGAATCCTTGCGCCAGCAAATGAAACAATATGGTGTTCGTAATGCTACAGTAATGGCCGTAGCACCTGTAGAATCAAGCAGTGTAGTAATCAACTCAACCAACGGTATCGAGATGCCTATGAGTCTTATTACAGTCAAAGAGTCAAAAGCAGGGTCACTCATCCAAGTAGCACCGGAATATAATAAGTTAAAATCAAAGTATCAACTAATGTGGGATCAAAAAGATTGTATCGAATATCTCAAAACCGCAGCTGTTATTGCGGCATACACAGATCAAAGTCTGAGTACAAATACTTTCTATAACCCCGCTCACTTTTCAGATCGTAAAGTGCCTACTACATTGATTGTTAAGAATCTAATGTTAGCTCATAAGTTTGGTCTTAAATCTCTGTACTACTCACTCATAAACAAACAGGGTAGTAAAGGACAAGATGTTGAAGAAACTAAGTTAAAGGAAGTTGATTTTGAAGATGAATCCGATTGTGAGGCTTGTAAACTGTAGGCAATAGTATTTCAGTAAGAAATAAGTGCAGGAGATTATTATGAAATACATTGTTTACTGTCATACACTTAATGATAAGAAATATGTGGGCTACACTAAGAAGTCTATGATTGAAAGATTAGAAGAACATGTTGAGGAAGCATTAGAAGGGTCAGATAGACATTTCTATCGTGCTATTCGTAAGTATGGTATAGAGAACATAGTATCTGAACAGTTATGCGAAACTACCACCGAGCAAGCGGCTAAGAATAAAGAGCGTTATTATGTTAAGAAGTTTGATACATTTAAGAACGGTTACAATATGACGCACGGCGGCGATGGTGGTAATACTACTGAAAAGTATTCGGATAAGGAAATGAAAGATTTAAGTAATCGTAGGTCTATACTACAATCGGGTATGAAGAATAGTCGTGCTAAACCCGACATAACTAAGCAGATGGTAGTAGATGCTGTAGTAAAGTATGTGATTGATAATAATAAGAGTGGTAACTACATTCTGCGTAAAGAAATAGATGATACGCTGAAACAAGAGTTAAATGTTAGTCCTATGATCATAAAACAGAGATTTACTAACGGTAGAACAGAACTGTTAGCAGAAGTAAATGCTAAACTGTGTAAGACGGGAGTAGATGAAGTAAAGTATGACCCTTACTACAGAAGCAAAGAACAACGTAAACAACTATCCTCAGCAACATCGAGTCATAGATGGGCAACAGATGGTATTAAGAATGTTAAACTTAATGCTGAAGATTTAGAAAAGTTCCTAAAAGAGAACAGAACATACAAACAAGGTAGAACACTATGAGTCAAGCTCAATACAACTTAAAACACCGAACAGATTATCTTGGTCGCAAGATGTTTCTGGATCCTGAAGGTCCTGTGACCATTCAACGCTTTGAGGAAGTCAAGTATCCCAAGATTGCCAAGTTCGAACAAGAGGCAAGAGGATTCTTCTGGGTGCCTGAAGAGATCTCATTGACCAAGGATGCCAGCGACTTCAAAGAGGCTTCGGATACAGTACGGCATATCTTTACTTCAAATCTCCTGCGTCAGACAGCCCTGGATAGTCTACAAGGTCGTGGTCCTGCACAGGTGTTCACACCAGTCATCAGTATCCCTGAAGTTGAGGCCTTGATGTATAACTGGTCGTTTTTCGAGACAAATATACACAGCCGTAGCTACAGCCACATCATACGCAACATCTACAACGTGCCCAAGGAAGAGTTCAACAAGATCCACGACACAGCCGAGATCGTGGAAATGGCCTCGACCATTGGTCTTTACTATGATCGCTTGCACATGATCAACTGCCGTAAAGAGTTGTTGGAGGAGTTTGATGAATATGAACACATCAAAGCCATTTGGTTGGCACTCAACGCCAGCTATGGGTTGGAGGCATTCCGTTTCATGGTGTCTTTTGCAACTTCGTTGGCCATGGTAGAAAACAAGATCTTTATTGGCAATGGCAACATCATACAGTTGATATTGCAGGATGAGATCCTGCACAAAGATTGGACAGCCTGGATCATCAACCAAGTGGTCAAGGAAGACCCACGTTTTGCTAGAGCCCGGGACAAGTGTGAAGCCGAAGTGTATGCCATGTACGAAGATGTGATCCGTGAAGAAAAGGCCTGGGCCGACTACTTGTTCAAGAAAGGTCCAGTGATCGGTCTCAATGCCAACATCCTGCGTGATTTTGTTGATTACACAGCTTCGATCGCGCTCAAAGAAATCGGTGTCAAGTATCAGAGTCCGGCACCCAAGACAACCCCTATTCCTTGGTTCAACAAGCACGTGAATACTTCGAACAAACAAACGGCCCTGCAAGAAAATGAATCAACCAACTATGTGATTGGTGTCATGAGTGATCGTATTGACTACGACGCACTGCCTGCATTATAATAACAATCAAGGAGACATTATGAAAGCAGTGATTTGGAGTAAAGATAGATGTAGCTTTTGTGATCAGGCCAAAAATCTATTGAAGTTGAAAGGTATTGAGTTTGAAGAACGCAATATCAATCATGGTTGGACCCGAGAGCAGTTGTTGGAAGCAGTACCCGACGCTAGAACTGTGCCTCAGATTTTCCTGGACGAACAGTTGATTGGCGGATTTACAGAATTACGAAGTCATTTACGAGGATAGCATGAAAGTAGAAATAGATCAAGTTTACACCATGAAAATAGCTAATGGAGACGAACTGGTGGCAAAAATCACTGGCGAAGATGACTCAACTTATACCATAAACCGCCCACTCACAGTGGTTCCGGGTCGAGAAGGCATACAGATGATTTTTGCCTTGTTTACTGCAAATCCCGACAAACCCGTGACTATAAATAAATCACAAGTGAGCCTGCTGGCTGTCAGCAGGGATGAAGTGCAAGACAGCTATGTAGAAGCCACTACTGGCATCAAGCCAGTGAGAAACAGCAAAATACTCATGGGATAGGCCATGCCAGCAGTGCAACGTGTAGGTGATCAAAACAGCGCCGGTGGAGTCATCGTCAACGGTGATGCTTCGGTGTTGATCAACGGACGAACAGTGGCCGTGCAAGGCGCCAGTGTCAGCGCCCATCCCTGTTGCGGCAGGAAAGGTTGCCCGCCCACCCACTGCAACGCCCGAACCCAGGCCAATGCAAGCACAGTCTTGGTCAACGGCGTGCCCTTGATCTTGACTGGTGACATGGACACATGTGGTCATGCCAGAACCGGTGGCAGCAACAATGTCACGGTGAACTGATCGTGGCCGACGGACAACTCACAGCCCTGCAACTCAATGCCGCTGCTGGTCTGTTGCAGAATCAAGGCGTAGGTATCAATGCCAACTTGGTCACTGCCATCGCAGACTATGAAACCACAGCCCTGCTGTCGCCATTTCTAAGCACAGCCAACAGTGCCAATATCACTGCCAATGTGAGAAGTAGTCTTAAAACTCTGGCAGCCAATACCTGCGCTGCTCTCAGCAACAGTGTGCCTGTAGAATACACGGCGCTGGGAAATCAGCTGACCACCGTGATCCAGGCACAGGCCGTGCGTGACATCTGTGGCAACAATGTCAGCAACATAGCACAGGCTGTGAATCAGGCACTGGGCTACACATCTCAGACCACGGTGTTTGTCAACAGTGCAGTCAACAGCCAGACTTATCTGGGCAATACCTTTACCAACATCAACAACATGATCACCGGCGGCGTGACCCAGGTGAACCTGGCCACCCAGGCCTTTGGTGCAGATCTACAGGCCCTGGGACGATTGATCAATCTGGCAGATTTAAACGATTTTGGCAGTCCCTTGGCCCTGACACGACAGGTCTTTGCCATAGCAGGCACAGTTCCTGTGTTGGCCGTGGCCTTTGTTGAAGCCGGCATTGATCAGCAAGTGGTTGTGAATCTCAGCAACCCTACCATCACCGTGGTAGACAGTGCTCAACGTCTCATGTATCAGGCCATGACAGAAATCACTGGAACGGACCTGGCGCAGATTTTGACTGTGCTCCAGGTCACCACCGTCGGAATCAATACCATGGCGGATCTGCTGAATCCCTTCAAGTTGTTTCCCAACAGTTTTCTCAGCATGACAGCACCCACAGCACAAGGTCCCCGAGCCATTTATGTCAATGCCCAGGGCACAGTCAACA